ACCTCAAAGGCCTTCAGATGCTCTTCTACGTCGATCTCGCCGTTGAGGTCGATCATTATTTTCCCTCTAACGCCCTGCGAGCCACTTCGCGGGCGGTGTCAATCGGCACCATACCAAACTCTGGGTCAGGTTTCATGTCCTTGATTTTATGCAGGGCATCAGAGAACCGCCATGCGTGCTTGGCAGCTACCTCGCGGGAGTGCCGCTCTTCCGCCAGCTCCCGCTCCAACACCTCAATGAGGTCGGCAGCAGCATCCATAAGATCGTTGTTGCCATCGCAGTATTCGCGCAGACGTTTCACAAGATCGTCGGTCACAGCCCTTCCCCCTCTTCGCAGTCAATCTCAATCAAATCCCATTGAGGAAAGCCGTCTAGTATGCACTTTCCTTTGTCATCCCATGTGACGAAAGTCGGCCTCTCACCGTTGCGCGTTACAAGCTGACCAAAGAATTGATCGGTCTTTCCCGGAAAGATTTCTTTTGGGTAGACAGTCAATTCACCAACGTCATGACCGTCTGCGGTGCGGTAGGTTTTGTCTTTGCTGATCATTTCTGCCCCCAGCGTTGTTTGATCTGCATAAGCGTCATGTTTTTGGTGTCCAAGACAACGCGGCGACCATCCCAATAGATGCCAATCACTTGGCCTGTGACAAAGTTGATTTGGAGATCAATCATTTCCGCGCCTCCATCATGGCATTAGCTGATTTGTAAAGGAAAGGCTTTACAGTCCGCCCATCCTTTTCAGCACTTCATAAAGCCGGTCCATCTCCGTCCTGATCGGATCTTCGGTCGAAAGCCGGACATATTTCTCCCCAGTGATCAAATCCCGGCAGCAGTGCAGCATCATTATATGCTCATGCTCTGGCGCGTCAGAGTAGATCAGATCACCGTCAGGATGCTCATAGCAGAAGCCTTCCTCGTCGGTGTCCAGCTCCCAACGACGAAGCCAGCCAAATTGCCAATGCGGCCCAATGGCGAGGATCTCGTCATTCACCCAACCGACCGAACGTGATGTTTTTTTCTGCCCGGACATCTTGGTTTCTCCAACACCAGACCTCGCCATTGTCCTGAAAGACGACCCAGATCAGATCAGCCTCGGGACCGTAGTCAATTATAACATGCACCATGCCCTTGCCGCTGGGCGTTCTGACAGGAAGCGGTGGATTAAGCTGGAGCATCATGGCATGACCCTCCAGAGCCATACAGCGATCCCTGAAGCCATCAGGGCCAAGCCAGTGCAAGCACCGCCCAGCGCCCAATTATAAGCCGCCGGGTGATCCTGATCCTGCGGGTCATGGACGAACCAGCCGATGAGCATGGAAACGGTGGTCAAGACAAATCCGATAGCGGTCATATCAATCCTCCTCTTCTTCTTCAGTCTCTTCCTTCAGCGTCAGGAGCATTTGCTTCAGAGCCTCCCGCTTCTCAGGGGCCAGACGCTTCACATCGATCTTGCTTCCGTTATCAACCTGCACAGGACCGCCATAAGCGCCTGTGATCTCGTTCTGCTTCACATCCCTCCAGAACTCGGGGAAACGGTTTTTCATCTGGAAGATATAGCTGGTCGAATTAAAGCCCTCGAAACCACCAAAGGTTGCGATACGACCGTTCTCTTCCCACCATGCTTGGGACAATAATCCTGCTATTTTTAAAGCGTCAGATACTTCCTCGTAGGTTTTGGACCATCTCCAGAGCGTATCGCGAGTAACACCAATAGAAACAGCTACTTGGGTAATTGATCCACCATAGCGGCCTACTTCTATGATCTTATCTATCATCCACTCTGGTTGGTACTTGCTGTTAAAGTGCCTGTCAGCGCGAGGGTGAACCTCTATCTTTGGGACGACAGTGCCTTCGCCCAAGCCATCGACAACCTTCATTTCCCCGAAAACAGGCCCCGGCTTGTACTTCGGTTTCTTCTTCTCGGGCTTCTTGCCTTCAGGGGTGTCAGAGTTTGTCATAGAACTTACGCTCACTCTCAATCCGGTCGGCTGCTTGGGATAGACGCTTAAACCTAGCAGACGAAGTGTCGCAAAGCTTTACAAGCCTATCCAGCGTCAGACCGCCCTGATAGAAGTTTCTCAAGGTCGTGTATTTCTTGCGGCGCTTAAAGATCTCGTCCTCCATCGCGGCAAGGGCAGACCTTTGCTCAATATAGCTATCGATCAGGCCATCCAGATCTTTCCCGAACCAGCTATTACCGTTCTTCTTGATCCACTTCAGAGCGCGTTCTCTGGCCTTTGCTCTAACCCTGTGGCGCTCCTCAAGTTCCTCTACAGTCGGCTGCCTCACGCTTTCGCGGTAGCGTTGCCACTCCTCGGCGCGGCGCTGGCTCTCGGCCTCCCGCTCGGCAAGCACCTTTTGGTAATCAGCCCACCGCTTTTGGACCCGGCTGCGGAAAGCATCGTCTTTCTTCAGCCTCTCCTGCGCCCAATACAGGGTGGCTTTTTTGTGATCATCATCACAAGGCTTAATAGGCAGATCTACGACCAAGATGCCGAACTCGACCCCTACGATGTATTTGCCCCACTCAATCCCCGGCTCAGAGCGATACTGAACCAGAAGCTTGATCGGGATCTCGGGCGTTTGTGATTCTGCGGTATCCATATCCATATCGTTCCCCTCTCATCAATATTAGCACAACTGGCTGGAAACTCTAGCCTTTCATGCGTTGATCAATATCGTTCTGGCCCAAATCCCCAGCATCTTGGAACGGCTCAACAGCCTTCAGCTCCTGCCAGCGGACCCAACCGGCCCAGCCGATCAAGATCAGAGGCCCGCCGAAGAAGATCAAGAACAGGACGAGAACAGTTATATCAAGCATGGTTGGCCTCCAGAGCGTCAAGGTAGCCTAAACTTTTTTTGCGGTAAAGCTGTTTTTCTAGTTGACATGCCCAATGGGCATGATATTGTGACTACATCAACAACGCATACAGATGGAGATACCCATGACCAAGTTGACCCCATACCTCGTGCAGAAAATTATCAAGGGCAACCCCAAGATCGACCAGCGGGTTGATTACGATGAACCCGGCAAGGCCATCATCTACCTGAACGATGGTTGGACTTGGGAAGCCTATGACGGCAACCGAAGCGTCGAAGGTTTTAATCTGTCGGATAGCTTTTGGGAGGAGCCAGACAACGTGGCCTACCTCAAAGAGCGCATCAAGTTTATCGAGCCAGTTGATCCTGAGTGCTATTGAGAAGGGGAACCATGACCCTTCGCCAAGTCCAAACCAAACGGGGGCTTCGGCCCCCACCCACCCCACTGATGGAGATTGACATGAGCATTGCATCCGTTGCCGCTTCCGCCCGCCGCGCCCTCGCCCATCCCGCCCACCGCAAGGTGAAGCGTGGTGCGGTGGTGGTGGTCGAGAATAATTCGTCCTCGACCGACATCAACGGCAAGAAAAACCGTTACCAGTATTATTTTCTGGCATACGCCCACCGCGTGAACCGTCAGGGCATCGTGACTGAATGGCGCAAGCCTGACAGCCACTATGGCTTCTCGGTCGATGCCAACCAGCGCATTCTGACCATCGATCTGGATGCCTATCAGGCAGCAGCGCAGGACATCTGCTCACGCACCTTCGACAATTACTTTGGTGACCCCCAAAAGGTCCGGGATCTCGTCAATGATCGGGTCGAGGCCCTCCGATAAAATTAAGGGGCTTCGGCCCCTATTTTCTTTCACATACCTGTTGACATGCCCACTGGGCATGGTATTGTAAATCATCAACTGATGGAGATACCCATGCTGAATATCGCACCTGAATGGACAGCCGCCGAAGCACACAACATCCAGTTTAAGGGCTTTGCCTTGTCCCTGAACCGCGTGGTTCCCTTCTTCACCCGCTCGGGCATCGAAGCCCAGAGCACCGTCTATGCCGATGGCAAAAAGCGTTTTTGCCTTGAGACCCGCTATTGCAGCCGCTGCGGCGGTCAGGGTGGCGCTGATGCGTGGCGTGCAACCGGGTGGACCTGCTACGAGTGCGCTGGCACCGGCGGCAAGCACGAAGCTGTCGTCACCGTTTATACCGCCGAGCAGCTCGCTGTCCTCAACGCCCGTCAGGAAGCAAAGCTCGCCAAGAAGCAAGCCGCAGCCCAAGCCAAAGAAGCCGAGCTGCTGGCCTCTTTCGAAGCCGCCTATCCAGAGATCCTAACGAAGTTCGCGCAGGTCACCAGCCCATCGCCCTTCGTGGCCGATATCGTCGCCAAGGGCCGCAAGTACGGTTTCCTGTCTGACCGCCAGCGCGATGCCCTCAACACGGCTCTCGACCGCGAGCTGGCCCGCAAAGAACAGAACGCAGCCAGCCGCCATGTTAGCACGGTTGGCGAACGCATCAAGTTCGAAGCAACCATCACTTTTGTGACCGGCTTTGAGGGTTCGTTTGGCTATGTCACTGTCACCGGTCTGCGCGATGCGGCTGGCAACGTCTACATTCAGAAGGGCAAGCACCTCGGCTCCAAAGGCGAAACCCTGCGCCTGAAGGCCACCGTGAAGGCCCACGAGCTGCGCGACAATGTCGCCCAAACAATTATCACCCGCCCCTCAATTATTTGAGGGGTAGGTGTTGACATGCCCATTGGGCAGTGTATTGTGTGTCTATCGAAGCATTGATTTGGAGATACCCCATGTACCGCAATCTGACCTCTGACTACTCCTTCACCTACGATTTCGAACTCGACCTCGACACCACCTTCACCGCCATCGGCACGGCTGATGTTGACTACGACATCACCAGCGCCGATTCGTCGGTTGGCGAATGCGGTGGCCCGGATGATTTCCGCATCACCGAGATCAAGGCCACGATCCTCAACGTCGATACCGACAACTCGATCTTGGTCGTCCTCAAGAGCGGCCAGCCGCTGTTCGCCCAGATCGAAAAGCAGATCCTCGACCGCGCCATCTACGCGGCCATCGATGACTACAACGATAACCGCTAAGGAGATTGATATGTTCCACGTTCTCTCCCAGCGCATCACCCCTCGCGCCGCCTCCTACGCGGAGGTGGTCGCGGTCTTCTACGATCTCGAAGAAGCCGAAGCTCACGCCCTCGAACTGAACCAGAAGGTCTTCACCCCCTGCTTCCACTGGGCCGAGCCGGTCCCGCAGCCCGAACCAGATTGGTACGAAGATTTTAATTCGGTCGGCTCCCGCCACCACTACTGATGGAGATACTCATGAATATCGTAACTGACCGACCTTGGATTAAGTGGAATGCCATCGACATGGACACCTATGACGGCGAAAACCGCATAGAGGTCGGAGAAGGCGACACTGAGCAGGAAGCCATCGAAGATCTGCTCCGGCAATTAACGGAGGCGGAGGAAGAAGCGAAGGGGGCTTAGGCCCCCTTTTCCTTTATCAGGACATCGTTCCAATCCGTCCCCTTCTCGACCGGCACCTGCACATCGACACGCCGACCGAACTTCAGCACCAGCCGATTCGCGAGCGTGTAGGCCGCTTGCTGGCCGGTGTAGTTTCTATCGTTGTCGGCAAAGATCACAATCTCCTTCGCCTCTTCAGGCGGCACCCATTTCGCCATCATGGAGCTGTTGGTCGCAGACCATACAGGGCACTTGTAGAGGATCGCGGCGCTCATCGCGGTCTCAATGCCTTCCGCAACCCCCATGAACTCGGCTGCGGGCCAGATCCTGATCGCAGACCCCTCGGGCAATCCCCCAGCCATGACCTTGCGCTGAAGATCCACGGGTGCTTTCTGGCCGTCCGGGGTCAGGTAGGTGATATGCAGATTCACGCCCTTATCGTTTTGGTCCGATATCCGGGCGACCATCGCGGGGTAAATCTCACCATCATGCGGGTGCTTCAGGCCCTTATGCTCTAGGATCGCTTTAGAAGGCCAAGGACGGCCAAGGCGGCGTGTCTGGTATAACCCTACCGGACTATCCGCTGAAGGCGGCTCACAGGCCCGCCAGACCTCCTGCATGGCCCTCTTCTGAGCCTTGGGGTCTTCAGGCTTCTTCGGCTCGGGCATCGGGGTGGTCCCGATAGTATCCTTCACCAGCAGCCAAAGCTCGCGGAACGATTTGCCCGTAACTCTTTCGGCCAGCATGAAGCCATCGCCGGGGCCGCAGCCCGAGCAAAAGAACGAGCCGGTGCCATCCTTGTCGTCCCAGCGGAATCGGTCGGTGCCGCCGCATACCGGGCAAGGGCCATGCCTCCCGGTCAGGAAGCGGGTATCCACCCCCATCGTTGGAAGCAAAGCCCGCCAGCGCCCCCTGCAAAGCTCTTTAGCCGGTGCGCTGCTCATTGGCCTTCTCCCTCTGTTTTGCTTTCACGATGTTGTAGTGCTTGATCCAACTCATGGTCTGCGGGCGGATCATCAGGTCTGGGATTTTCTTGACCGCGTTGGGTGGACCGACACCGAGCCGCGCCCGATAGGCGTGATAGGCCCAGCCCTCCTTGTAGCCACGGTTGTGCGCGAACCCGAGCAGCTCCCGATAAAAAGATTCCTTCTCGTGATGCGACCAATCCTTCGGCTTCACCTGCATGGAGCGTGTGATCTCATGCAGCTCGCCCATGACGCTTTCGATCTCGCTCACCGGCTGCGCTTCGAAACCGCATGAAGGGCAGATCCGCACTTTCGGCGGACGCAGGAACGCACACTTCGGGCATTCCTTCGGAAGCTTTTCTTTTTTCTCCGGCGTTTTCTTTTTTGACGATCCATCATCCAGCGCATCGTGGTGAATGTCAGTCACGAAGCCGAGCCGGATTGTCGTGTCGCTGTGATCTAGCACCAAGCAGTGATCTTTGCCCTTTGCCGGTCGGAGGCCGCGACCGATCATCTGGACGTAAAGCATTTCGCTTTTCGTAGGCCGGGCCAGAATGATGCAGCGAACGTCAGCGTCGAAGCCAGTCGTCAGCACACCCACGTTGCAGATCACGCGCACATCGCCGTTCTCAAATTTCTTGACGATCTCGTTGCGTGCATCGCGATCAGTGTGCGCGTCCATGTAGTCCGCATTCACGCCCGCTGCGATGAATTGCTGCTGCACATGCTTCGCGTGAACACGATTGACGCAGAAGCAAATCGTTTGTCGATCTTCTCCGCGCTCCATCCATGTCGAAACAATATCGGCAACCAGTGCGCCTTGGTCCATTGCTTCGCCAAGACCCTTCAGCTCGAAGTCACCCGCAACCGTTTTGACGTTTGACAGATCAGGATGCGCCGGGGCGAAAACTTTAAAATCCGAAAGGTGGCCGAGATCGATCAGCTCCTGCATCGTCACGGCGATGATCAGATCATCCCAGACCTTCGCCATGCCTTTCGCCCACGGTGTGGCCGTCAGTCCGACAAACGGGATGTGCTTCCAATCGGTGTTCTTCGCCCACTCGTGGATAAACTTAAACTGCACATGCGCTTCATCGATGATCACAAGATCCGCGACAGGAATGTTCCGGCGCATCAGCGTCTGGATCGAACAGACCTGCACAGGCTGCTGGTGATCGGTCATCTCGTGGTCGCCCTGCATGACAGCGACCTCCCAGATCCCGTTCTGCGTGAACCGCTGCACAGTCTGATCGATCAGGCTCAGTGCCGGGACGGCGAAGATCACGCGCTTTCCCTTTTCCCGAGCCATGCGGATGATGGCGGCAGCGATAACGGTTTTACCGGCACCAGTGGGCAACTGCATGACCGGGCGCTTGTGTCCGGCGGCAAGTGATTGGCGAAGTGATGCTATGGCATCGGTCTGGTATTTTCTCAGTTCCATTTCGGCTCCGTAAGGATTTGGCCTACTCAATCTAACTAGAAAGATTCATCTTCTTGGATAGGTATATTTTGACTGTGATAGTGATTGGCATTACTCAAGCATTGCTCCGAGGATGCTCCAAGCATTGCTTGAGGATTGCTCCGAGCATTCCATCTAGCATCAGCCGCCCTCTTAGCACGGGTCTTATTGACCTCTGAGATCCTAGTTTGGGTGGCAAGTTCTTTGTCGATGCGGCGATGCTTCCAGCTATGCTCGAAGAATGCTTGGAGCATAGGCTTCATGACCAGCCATTCGTCCATCGACCGGCCAGCAATTCGGGACAAACGACTGTCGTCATCCGGCAAGCCGCCGAACTGCCAATAGTGCGAAATGAGCTTGAGATACGAAACATGCTCTGCGTCTGACAGGTGCATCGTGTCCCGCCAGTAATCGCCCCAGTACATCGGCATGTAAGGAAATGCAGCCATCGATCAACACCCGTTTAACAAAGGTTGATCCGATGCTACCGCCGCGCTATTATAGCTGCGTTCTCATCGGAACACCTGACCTGTTCCGTTCTTCGACCCCAGTGGACTGCAATCCGCTGGGGTCAGTTCTTTATCGTAGCCTCTTTCTTTTCAGCCAGCAAGCGAAGCGCCAAAATTACTGACATTGGAATGCGCCGCTCCCCAGCCAGCCACTTGTAGATAGTTCGCTCATGTACGCCAACGGCCTTTGATACGGCTGCGTTGGTGACGTTCAGTCGGTCGAGCAGGTTTTGCAATTCGCGAATCGTTTCCATTTCATGCCTCGCATTCTTCAGGAAAATAGGTCTTGCGGTGGATCTTTCCGGCATCGGTCTGCGCGGCAATTTCCCACGCGTGTGACCACGCTTTGGCGAGGCTGGTGAAGGTGCGCTTGTCGTGCGAGCTGGCCGAGTGAACCGTCCACTTCGCGCCCTTGCAGGGGTGCGTGATCACAGCGGCCAAGATGCGGCCAGCGCCGGGCAGAACGGGATCAACATACGCGCCGACTTCGCACCAGCCGTCATCGCGGCGATCTGTGACTTTAGTGACGTAATGAATTTTGGTTTCGAGGATGGTCATATCAATCTCCAGAAGGTGGGAGGGGGCCGAAGCCCCCTTTGATTAGAAAGCCTTGATCTTCACGCGGGGGCGGATCGTTGGGTTGATCGCCGTAGCGTGGCAACGCTGGAAGTCTTCAGCGGACAGGAGCGTCTGGGCCAGATCCTTCGAGAAGGTGACCGGGTAGGTCTTGGTGAAGATCACATCGGCAGACTTGCCGACGATGATGGCTTCTAGAACGTCCTTCTTGTTGGGGGCAAAGGCAGCAGCCTTGATGAGCTGTTCCTTGATCGCCGTGCGCTGGGCATTGAGATCGGAGATCTCAAGGTCGAGGCGGGCATATTCGTCTGCGAGGGCTGCGAAATCGGTCATGTCAATCTCCATATCAATCAGGCTCGGTCTAGATCGACCGTGAAGCAACAATAACATGCCCAAAGGCCATGTCAACTGCTATTTTTACTGCCCAAAGAACAGGGTGGTGACAGGCTTATTCTGGAACAGATACCAGCAGCAATTCTCTTTGCCCACGCTGGCCGAGCCATCAATCCACTTCACCCGGCCTATCGACACCACCCGAGAGCAGATCTCCAGATAGGGCTTGGCCTGTTTGGTGTGCATCCAATCTGCGTCAAAGAGCAGCCATGTCGGTGCTAAAGTTGAGCATCGCTCTATGATCTGGTGCAGGACAGGGCGGTCCCAAGGCGGGTTGGTGATGATGCTATGCGCCCCCTTCAGGTCCGGGGCGGTGATAAACGAAGCGTCGAGCTTGCCCACGTTGCTGGCCCGAGGCTTGACATCGTAAGCGGCCCAGCACTGATGGCCGAAGAGCGTCAAATAATTGACGATGTTCCCAGCACCGGCACAAGGCTCGCAATAGATCGTTTGGGGCTGTAGGTGCTTCAGCAGCGGCTTGATGGCCGAGGCTGGCGTGTCATAGGTCTGGAGGGTCTTATGCTCAAAATTGCTGCGCTTTCCCATATAATTCCTCATCCATAGGTTCGACTATAATCAGGCATTCGGGGCCTTTTTCGACCCACCGCATATCAATCCACCCGCAGAGCGAATCATCCTCTACGACCTTCGCGGCTGTAAGCACATCGCTGACAGCCTTTTCGAGGTTCCCGATGTCCCGCTTGCGTCGATCCGGTCGAACGGCCAGCAAGGTCATTTTGTACATGCCGGTCACCCGAAGCGTCCGGCACTGTTCTTTGATGGCCCACAGAGCGTGCACGCGCCATTCCTTGTATTTGGGCGAGGAGTACACCCGCCCGGTCTTAGTTGCCCTCCACAGGCGGTTCACGCTTGGCGGGTACGGCAGGATAAGCCGGATCATTCTTTGTCCTCTTGCGAACTGCCAGATACCTCTGAAGCGCCCTGTAAACATCGGCCTCGTGGGCCTTCAGCCTATCCGCTATCTCGGCGGTATTGAGCCCCTTGTGCCACAGCATCCCCACAACAACGTAGGAGATCTTCTTAGTCATAGAGATCGGGTCGAAGTTTTTGGCGCGGTATGCCAGTGATCTTCGAGATCTGCGACAAGTGCCTAAACGGAACCGACCTCCATTGATTAACGGCGGCGCGTGTGACGTTGAGCTGCCGAGCCAGTTCAGACATCGAACCGACAGCGGCAAACACTTCGAGGAGTATCGGGGTCTTGTTTTTCATGCCGGGCAAGATGCCGAAAATTGACAGGTGTGTCAACTTTTGGAAAGGAACCCTTGACGGGCTTTCGCGCTGCGACTACATTCGACCCGTGATTGATATGGAGACACACAAATGAAATGGTCAGAAAATATTACGAATATCGCGGCTGCTTTGGTGCAGCTCCAATCCGAAATCGAAGGCGTGACAAAGACCGCCAGCAACTCGCACTTTAAGAGCAAATACGCAGATCTGGCTTCGGTCCTGTCCTCTATCCGCGAACCGCTGGCCCGCAACAATCTCTGCATCATCCAAGGCCCACACAAGGTCGATGGCGGTGTCGATGTCGAGACAATGGTTCTGCACAAGTCCGGCGAGTGGCTCAGTGATTCGTGCTACATCCCGATCAACAAGTGGGATGCCCACGGCATGGGATCGGCCATCACCTATGGTCGCCGCTATGGCCTGATGTCTGTTTTCTGCATCCCAACCGAAGATGATGATGGCAATGCCGCTGCCGAAAAAGGCTCGGCGAAGCCTGTCACTGACGTTGTTTATAAAGAGGGCCTCAAGGCCGCTAATGTCAGCAGCAAAGCTCTCACCGCGTGGTGGAGTGCATTGAGCGAAGAAGAGCGCGAACAGGTCTCTGCGGATCAACGCATAGATCTGAAAGCTCGCGCCAAAGTTTACGATGAAAAACAATAAGAGAGCAAATAATGGAACAGAGAACTGAAGAGTGGTATGCCGCTCGTCTTGGCAAAGTCACAGCGTCACGCGTCAGTGATGTAGTTGCGAAGACAAAGAGCGGTTACTCGACCAGCCGAGCCAACTATATGGCGGAGCTGGTTTGTGAGCGGCTAACTGGAAAACAGGGGGACTTTTTCCAGAATGCTGCAATGGCGTGGGGGACAGAGAAGGAACCTCTTGCCAGAGG